CTGGACCCGATGCAAAGAAAATGTTTACAGACAAAGTTGTTCCGATATCAGTTAACTATCCATTCTTCTTCAAACCCATACAGGACGGGATGGACCGCCCAAAGACAGAGCTTGCGTACAGAGTACCGGCCTCAAAACTCACAAGAAGGAAACTCGATTCAAACGAAAAACTTCAGGAAATTACAGGTCTCGATACAACGGTCGACTGGAAAAACACCGGGGACAACTCTTACGATGGAGAAAAACTAAAGCTATTAGTACACGATGAAAGCGGTAAGTGGGAAAGGCCTACTAATATACTTAACAACTGGCGAGTTACAAAAACTTGTTTAAGATTAGGTAGCCGTATTATTGGTAAATGTATGATGGGCTCAACCTCAAATGCATTAGACAAGGGGGGTAAAAACTTTAAAAAATTATATAACGATTCAGACGTTACAAAAAGAAATAAAAATGGGCAAACAAAAAGCGGGTTATATAAGCTTTTTATACCGATGGAGTGGAACTATGAAGGATTCATTGATGAACACGGTTGGCCGGTTTTTGACGTACCTAAGAAAGATCTTCTTGGTCCTCAAGGTGACATTATTGATGAGGGCGTCATTGATCATTGGGAAAATGAAGTTGAAGGATTAAAAGACGATCCGGATGCGTTAAACGAGTATTATCGTCAATTCCCACGAACAGAACAACACGCTTTTAGAGACGAGTCTAAGCAATCGTTATTTAACTTAACTAGGATCTATCAACAAATAGATTACAACGATGAGCTAAAAAACAATACAATGGTTACGAAAGGAAACTTTCAATGGGAACACGGAATTAAAGATACAAAAGTAATGTTTTATCCAAACAAAGACGGAAGGTTTTATATTACTTGGGTCCCTAATCAAGAACAACAGAATCACATAATAATAAAGAATGGTATTAAGTATCCAGGAAATGAGCACATGGGTGCCTTTGGTTGTGACAGTTACGATATTAGTGGTGTCGTTGGCGGCGGCGGCTCTAACGGAGCTTTACATGGATTAACTAAATTTTCAATGGAGGATGTACCTCCTAATCATTTCTTTTTAGAATACATAGCTAGACCTTCAACTGCTGAAATGTTTTTTGAAGATGTACTTATGGCTATAGTGTTTTACGGTATGCCGATATTATGCGAAAACAACAAACCAAGACTGCTTTACTATTTAAAGCGCAGGGGATATAGAGGCTTTAGTATTAATAGACCGGATAGATCTTATAATAAGTTATCTTTGTCTGAAAAAGAAGTGGGGGGAATACCTAATTCAAGTGAAGATATTAAGCAGGCGCATGCCTCGGCAATTGAAACTTATATAGAAGACTTTGTTGGTCAAACAAAAGAGGGGTACGGTGATGTTTATCTACAAAGAACACTAGAAGACTGGGCCAAGTTTGATATAAACAACAGAACAAAGCATGATGCATCAATAAGCTCCGGCTTAGCTTTAATGGCATGCAACAAGCACAGATATAGCCCCAAGGGAGCTATCGTAACAAAAAAATACTCCCTAGGGTTTAAAAAATACGACAACAACGGAGCCACTTCAAAAATAATACAATAGATGAATGTAAGTACAAATATTAATAGTACATTTCCTGATCAGGTAGTAAGTGATGCCGAAAAAGCAACACTGGAATATGGACTACAGGTTTCTCGCGCTATTGAGCAAGAGTGGTTTAATTATGGGGGAGCGGGATCAAATAGATATGCAAGTAATTGGAATAACTTTCACAATCTTAGATTATATGCAAGAGGAGAACAAAGTGTCCAAAAATATAAAGACGAATTAGCTATTAATGGTGATTTGTCTTATTTGAATTTAGATTGGAAACCAGTACCTATCCTTTCAAAATTTTCAAATATAGTTGCAAATGGTATTACTCAAAAGCAATACGATATATCCGCATATTCGCAGGATCCCGATTCGTTAAAGGCTAGAACCAAATATGCACAGGACTTGCTTTTTGACATGGTAACCGTAGAAGCAAGAGCTGAAGCTGGATCTGTAATACCCATGAATTTAAGTAAATCCGGTATTCCGGATGAAAAGCTACCTGAGTCAATGGAGGAAAGAGACTTACACATGCAACTTAAATATAAACCCGCTATAGAAATTGCAGAAGAAGAAGCTATTAATACTGTATTAGCTACAAACGAATACGATTTAATTCGGGCAAGAGTAAATCAAGATTTAGTTAATATCGGGATAGGTATAACTAAAACGTCGTTTAATACAGCGGAAGGCATAGTTCTAAACTATGTGGATCCAGCTTACTGCGTTTGGTCTTACACGGAAGATCCTAATTTTAACGACATATATTATATAGGGGAAGTTAAGTCTATAACCATACCAGAACTTAAAAAAGAATTTCCTAATATATCTAATGAGGAACTCGAAAGAATTCAAAAATCACCAGGCAATCGCCGATTGATACGTGGATTTGAAAACTACGACTACAACACGGTACAAGTCTTGTATTTTGAATACAAAACCTATACAGATCAGGTATTTAAAATAAAGAGGACAGATAGCGGGTTAGAAAAAGCAATTGAAAAAACCAGTGAGTTTGACCCTCCGCCTAATGACAATTTTGAAAGAGTGTCTAGATCTATTGAAGTATTATATCAAGGGGCTAAAGTTATTGGAACAGATATAATGCTAGATTGGAAGCTGGCTGAAAATATGACTCGCCCTCTAGCGGATACAACTAGAGTAGAAATGAATTATTCTTTAGCTGCCCCTAGAATGTATAAAGGAGCAATACAGTCGCTTATAAGTAAATGTATAGGGTTTGCTGACGTTATACAGCTTACTCATCTTAAAATACAACAGGTATTATCTAGAATGGTTCCTGACGGGATATTTTTAGATGTTGATGGGTTAGCCGAAGTTGATTTAGGTAATGGCACAAATTACAATCCAGCGGAAGCGTTAAACATGTACTTCCAAACAGGTTCAGTTATTGGTAGATCACTGACGCAAGATGGAGATATGAATAGAGGTAAGGTTCCGATACAGGAATTAGCTAGCTCGTCTGGTATATCTAAAATACAATCTTTAATTACCGCATACAACTACAATATGCAAATGATTAGAGATGTAACCGGATTAAACGAAGCCCGCGACGGAAGCATGCCAGATGCCAACGCTCTAGTAGGGCTGCAAAAAATGGCAGCAAACACGTCTAACACAGCTACAAAACATATACAAGATGCCAGCATACAATTAACATTAAGCACTTGCGAAAACATATCCCTTAAAATAGCGGATGTTTTAAGCTTCCCTCTTACTAAAAATTCTTTAATGAATAGTGTGTCCACATTTAATGTAGAAACATTAAAAGAAATTGTAAATCTTAATCTTCATGATTTTGGTATATTTTTGGAAATGGAACCAGACGATGAAGAAAGAGCTGAGCTGCAAAAAAATATATCAATTGCTCTACAAACCAAAGAAATTGATATAGAAGATTCAATTGATATAAATCAAATTAGAAACCTTAAGCTAGCTAATCAAATGCTAAAACTTAAGCGTAAAAAGAAGCAAGAAAGAGAGCAGGCTTTAGTACAACAAAACATACAAGCGCAAGCGCAGGCTAATGCCCAGGCTTCTGAAAAATCTGCAATGGCTGAAGTGCAAAAGCAGCAAGCGTTAACAGCGGAAAAAGTTGCAATAGAACAAGCTAAGTCTAACTTTGAAATGCAAAGAATGCAGGCGGAGGCGCAAATTAAAAAAGAATTAATGGCAACAGAGTTTCAATACAGTTTGCAATTAGCTAAAGCGCAAATGCAGGCTACAAAAAGTAAAGAAGCAGAGATTGAAGATCGCAAAGATAAAAGAATCGAAAAAGAGGGGTCGCAACAAAGCCAGTTAATAGAACAAAGACAAACACAAGGATTACCTAAAGACTTTGAGTCGGCTGGTAATGATAATCTAGGGGGGTTTGATTTATCTCAATTCAATCCTCAATAAATATCTATTTAATAATTATATAATATCATATCATGAGTGAAAAAACAGAAGGGTCTTTTAAGATTCAAACCAAGCCAAGACTTACTGAAGAACAAATAGCTGCTCGAAATAAAGAGCCACTAGTGGATGTCCCAAGTAATGTAACTAGAGTAGTAATACCTAAAAAAGGAGTAGATGCCGTTCAAGAGCCAAGCACAGAAAAAGTGGATGTGGATGAATCAGCCGGAGATAGCCCGGCAATGGTCGGAGAAGTATCCGAGCAAGTCATCAAAGAAGTTACCGAAGAAAGTAAACAAGAAAAAGAAGTAAAACCAGTTGTAGTACAGCCTGAGTTGCCTGAAAACATTACCAAGTTGGTAGATTTTATGAAGGAAACAGGAGGCACAATGCAAGATTACTTAAGATTAAATACTAATTATGACGATGTAGATCGAGACGTATTAGTAAAAGAATATTACAAAAACGCTAAGTCCCACTTAAGCTTAGAAGAAATCGATTTTATGATCGAGGACAACTTTGCGTTTGACGAGGATTTAGATGAGGAGCGAGACATCCGTAGAAAAAAACTTGCATATAAAGAAGAGGTTGCAAAAGCCCGTACGTTTTTAAACGAAACCAAGGATAAGTATTACGATGACATCAAGTTGAAGTCGCCTACGCTTACGGAGGATCAAACTAAAGCATCGGATTTTTTTAATCGATATAAAGAGGACCAGGAAAGAAACGTTGCTAACCACGAAAAGTTTAAAGCCAGCACTAATCAATTACTTAATGAAAATTTCGAAGGTTTCGATTTTACATTAGGTGAAAAAAAATTTAGATATGGCGTACAAAACCCATCACAGGTAGCAGAAACACAATCAGACATCAGTAATTTTATAGGGAAGTTCCTTGGCAAAGATGGCGCGATTGAAGATACCGCAGGGTATCATAAAGCATTGTATGCAGGTGCAAATGCCGATAAAATGGCAAATCACTTTTACGAACAAGGCAAAGCGGATGCAATTAGAGATGTTGTAAACAAATCTAATAACACTTCAAGTGGAGCAAGAAAAGCCGCGCCGATAGACGGGGCAAGGTTTGGGGCATACAAAGTAAAATCAGTTTCTGGAGCGGACTCAACAAAACTAAAAATTAAAAAGTTTAAAAATTAATAAAAATGAGTTTATTACCACAATTTGGGGCAATTGTCCCTTCACAACAACAGTCGCTACTTGCGACAAATTACCTGCAATGGAATAATAATGGCGGAGCAGCTGGAATTCCAGGAAACTTTGCTGATTTTGCACAGCAGTATTTACCAGAAATCTACGAAGCAGAAGTAGAGCGTTATGGAAACAGAACGTTATCTGGATTCTTACAAATGGTTGGCGCTGAAATGCCAATGACATCTGATCAAGTTATTTGGTCTGAACAAAACCGTTTACATATTTCTTACGACAACGTTACCGTTACTGGTGGTGCTGCCGGAACAGGATTAGCAATACCTATTGCCGCAGGAATAATTAACGTAATATCTATTAATGATACTATTGTTATTCTTGACCCAGCAACTGGGGTAGAAGCAAAAGGTATTGTTACAGCTTCAGGGGCTGCCGCAGGAACAGGGGCTTTAACAGTTCAGCTTTATAGCGGATTAACATTAGGAGCAACTTTCGGAGCACCTCTTGCCCTTAAGATATTTGTTTACGGATCTGATTATTCTAAAGGAACTTCAATGGTTGCTGGTGGCGCCGGAAATTCTAACCCAAGAGTAAGTGTTGAACCTGTATTAACGCAGTTTTCAAATTCACCAATTATTATTAGAGATCAGTATGTTGTATCTGGATCAGATACTGCGCAGATCGGATGGGTGAATGTAGCAACTGAAGATGGGACTGACGGATACTTATGGTATTTAAAAGCAGCATCTGAAACACGTTTACGTTTTGAAGATTATTTAGAAATGGCAATGGTAGAAGGGGAATTAAACCTGAATTTAGGAGCATTAGCTAATCAAAATTTGCTTCAGCCTGGAACACAAGGTTTATTTGCCGCTATCCAAGCTAGAGGAAATGTACAAACTGGGTTTACTGCATCAGCAGGTATAACTGATTTTGACGCAATTCTTAAAAATCTTGATACTCAAGGAGCTATTGAAGAGAACATGCTATTTTTACAGCGTCAAACTTCTTTAGACTTTGATGATATGCTAGCTGCACTATCTTCCGGATCACAAGGAGGAACTGCTTATGGTTTATTTGAAAATTCTGCAGAAATGGCACTTAACTTAGGATTTACTGGATTCCGTAGAGGATCTTATGATTTCTATAAAACTGATTGGAAGTACTTAAATGATGCATCTACTCGTGGAGCTATCAATGGAGTTAATTCAATCGAAGGTGTATTGGTACCAGCTGGAACTTCAACTGTTTACGATCAAGTATTAGGAACAAATATCAGACGTCCATTTTTGCACGTACGATACAGAGCTTCTCAGACTGATGACCGTAGAATGAAATCTTGGTTAACAGGGTCTGTTGGTGGAGCAAGTAACTCAACTCTTGATGCAATGGAAGTAAACTTCCTATCTGAAAGATGTTTAGTAACGCAAGCTGCTAACAACTTTGTACTATTTAGAGGAATCTAATGATTCAAATTATGTAATTCTTACCCTCGTTATATCAACGGGGGTAATTATTACTTTTAAACTATTAAATTATATTATATTATGGCAAATAAAAAAACAGTGACTAAAAAAGTCGAAAAAGTAGAAGAGGTTATGCAGGAACACACAGCTCCGATGCCGGCCAAAAAAGAAGAACCAGCTAAACCAGAATGGGAAATTAAAGATAGGATATATTACTTAACAGGTAGGCATACTCCTTTAACTTTAACAATACCAGGTAAGCATACGCGAAAGCATGCTTTACTTTATTTTGATCCCAAAACAGGTAAGCAAAAAGAACTTAGATATGCAACAAACCACGATTCCCCTTTTAAAGAAGAACAGAACGGAGAAGCTACAATGGGGCATATTATGTTTAGGGACGGAGATTTAAAAGTCTCTAAAACACAACAAAATTTACAAAAACTGCTGTCTTTATACCACCCTTTAAAAGGTAGAATATATGACGAGTTTGACCCAGAGGTGGAAGCATACGATGATTTAGAAATGCTTGATTTACAAACAGACGCAGCGGTTATTGCAAGAGAAATGAATATTGATGAGGCCGAAGCAATCCTTCGTGTAGAAATGGGTACCTCGGTAAATCAATTATCATCTAAGGAGATCAAAAGAGATCTAAGGTTATTTGCAAATGCAAACCCGGAATTATTTTTAGAATTAGCTCAAGATGAAAATGTAGGGCTACGCAATTTGGCAATTAAGGCAACAGAGTCAGGTATAATAAATTTGTCGCAGGATCAAAGAACATTTTCTTGGGCATCTAATGGCAGAAAGCTTATGAGTGTGCCATTTGACGAAAACCCGTACTCTGCAATGGCAGCTTACTTTAAAACCGACGAAGGCGGAGAAGTATTTAGATCCATAGAAAAAAAGTTTAATTAGTAGTTTTTAAAAAAACTATGTGATTATATTAGAGTATAAGCAAGTAATGCTAATATATTGGGGTATCATATTGATGGTGCCCTAGTGTATTATAATTAAAAAAAGTATGGCTATAAATGTAAACACTGTATACCAAACGGTATTATCTATAATAAATAAGGAACAAAGAGGTTATTTGACCCCTGCTGAATTTAATAGAGTAGGAACCCAAGTTCAATTAGATATATTTGAAAAATACTTTGAAGATCTAAATCAACAATTAAGGGTACCACAAGCGGATGTTGACTACGCTGACAGGATAATGAATCTTGACGAAAAGTTAGCTATATTTAAAACATTTGGATCCGCTGTGTACAACAACACAAGTAATCCAGGTCTAGCATATTTCACTTTACCAACCGTAGACGAATACGGAGCTACTGTAGACTTTTACAGATTAGGTACTGTAATATACAAAGACGATAGAGGTAATCAAATAGAACTGCAAAGATTACCAAAAACGGATTTCTATAACATAGAAAGATCCCCGTTAACAAAAGCAACAAAAAGTTTTCCTACGTATTTATACGAAAATAGAGGCGATGTAAACGCACCGGGCTCGGCTATAAACAGGCATTTACAAAATGTAATGTATGTAAACCCGACCAGCATAGTAAGTAATATAGAAGTTGATTATATAAGAAAACCTATTTCACCTATATGGGGCTTTACAACAGCAGGCAGAGGTCAGTACATATTTAATAACAATTACTTTAATTCTAGTTTTGGCACAGGCTCTAGAGATTTTGAATTACATGAATCAGAGCAGGTTAATGTTATATTAAGAATACTAGCATATGCTGGAATAATAATACAAGATCCTTCTATAGTTCAAGTAGCCTTACAGCAAGCTCAAGGGCAAGAAATAAATAAAAAAAGCTAATAGATGGGAGTTATAAACGAAACTAATCAACAATACTACGCGGGAGCCCAGGGCTTCGCGGTTGAAAACGCAGTAGGTCAAACCAGTTTTACATTTACATTTGATACAGATATAGTGTTCGGATCTTTTGATCCAACAGCAGCGGACTACGCTCTAAATAACTTTAAACTATATAGCAGTGCTGATGGTATAACTTATACAGAGTACATAACTTCATATACTGTAACCGGTAACACAATATCTCTTGGAACAGCTTTAGCGCCCGTGCTCCTTCCTCAAAACAGTGTTTTAGTGTGCCAGTTAAAAAGATTAGATGGGGGCAGCTATGGCGACAGAAATGCTTTTGGAACAACAACAGAAAACAACTATGGAAGCTACGAGTATATAACACTAAACAATATCGTAAACAATTTTATAGTTGCTTATGTAGGTGCGGGCAAGTTAATACCTAGCGTGAAAAGGACAGACTTAGTATTTCATGCTAAAAGAGCTTTGCAGGAATTTAGCTACGACACCCTTAAAAGTGTTAAATCCCAAGAGCTTAATATACCACCTAGTTTAAGTGTAGTAATACCTCAGGATTACGTAAATTATGTTCGCATGTCCTGGATAGATGCACAGGGCATACAAAGAATAATATATCCCGCAAACAATTTAACCAATTCTCCTTATTATACTCCTTTGCAAGATGCGGAGGGTATCCCGACTCAGGACAACTTTGGGGAAAACCTAGAAGGGACATCGATAACCGAAGAAAGATGGCATAGAAATAAAGGGGTTTTTGAAGAAGGACAATTTAACGCTAATGTTAGCTGGTCTGGCTACGATTGGGGTAATGGGCAAATGCTTAATCGAAACTATGGTAGACTGTATGGTTTAGACCCTCAATATGCGCAAACAAATGGCTGGTTCAATATGAACGACAGGGAAGGTAAAATATCTTTTTCAAGCAACTTAGTGGGTCGTTTAATTATACTAGAGTACGTATCTGATGGTTTAGCTTACGATATGGATAGTAGAGTACCTAAATTAGCGGAAGCCGCTTTATATGCGTACCTATCACATGCTGTCCTGGCTAGCAGAATAAACCAACCAGAGTACATAGTACAAAGATTAAAAAGAGAAGCTAGCTCTAAATTAAGAAACGCAAAAATAAGATTATCTAATATAAAACTTGGTGAAATAGTGCAAGTTATGAGAGGTAAATCTAAATGGATAAAACACTAAAATTAAATGGCAGAGTTTAAAAATGTTTTTATAAAATCTAAAATGAACAAGGATCTTGATGATCGCTTGTTGCCACAGGGTGAGTATAGAGACGCGTTAAATATACAGGTCAGCAAATCAGAGTCTTCGGATGTTGGTGCGCTAGAAAACGTTCTAGGTAATAGTAAGTTAATTAACTTCAGCGAAGTAACAGGTAATACCAATGTGGTATGTATTGGTTATTTAGTATCTGAGGTTAACTCTTGTGTGTTTTTCTTTTTAACAGACAATACCTTAGCCGCAAATGGAAACGGCAAGTACATTGAAACCAAACAGAACTTTATAATTAGATCCGCTATATCGCAAGGATCTTCTACTCAAAATACAATTTTAGTCAAAGGCGCTTTTTTAAATTTTTGGGAGGGAGCTCCAATATATGGTGTTAACTTACTAGAAAACTTGTTATTTTGGACCGACAATAGAAATCAGCCTAGAAAAATAAATGTGCAATCTGCTGAAAATGACATTACCTATTATACTATAGAAGACACTATTAGTGTAGCTAAGTATATGCCATACATTGCACCTATATTGTGGGAAAAAATAACAGCCTCAATGGCGGCAGAATTCCCTACCCCATTCACGGGTGAAGGTGTAAATGATTATCAAACAACTATGAAAGACGTAGTTAGCGAAAATCTGCCAGAAAATCCTATTAACAAAGGGCTGCCTGCTCCTGGAATAAACCCCGTTCCAAATCCTTATTACGATCCAGTATATAGAGGAGACCCCGATTACTTAGAAGAAAAATTTGTAAGATTTAGCTATAGGTTTAGGTTTGATGATGGAGAATACTCTGTATTCGCGCCATTTACTCAAGAGTGTTTTATACCTAAGCAAGACGGTTACTTTCTTTTTCCGTCTACGGTCACAGAGGTAGAGAATAATGATATGTCAGCAGCGTTTAGAAGCACCATAGTTGACTTCATGGAAAACAAAGTCAATCAATTAACTTTGCTTATTGAAATGCCTTCTAATGGCGATCCCGCGTTCCCTGCGACAACCTTGTTAAATACCACAGACTACTTTAAGATAACAGAAATAGAAATATTATTCAAAGAATCCGACGGAGCTGCGGTACTAGTGGTTGATACTATATCCGCTGATGAAATAAAAGCTCAACAAAGCCCACTTGTTTTCCCTCAGACAAACACATTTGAATATACTTATTCTGGAACAAAGCCTTTTAGAACGCTGCCAGAAGATCAACTTACTAGGGTATACGACAAGATCCCCGTTAAAGCTTTAGCCCAAGAAATTATAAGCAATAGAGTTATTTATAGTAATTTCCAAACAAGACATACTCCTCCTCCTACGCTTAATTACAATGTAGGGACCGGCCCAAAAAGAACTTTTGATGTAACCACCCCTGTGACACCTGTTGAATGGAGAACCAGTATTGTTGAGTATCCTAACCATACTTTAAAACAAAATAGAAATTATCAAGCAGGATTTGTTTTATCTGATAGATTTGGGCGAACAACATCAACTTTACTTTCAAATGCAGCAACCGCTAGTGTTGGAATAATTAAAAATCTGTCTACGATATACTCTCCTTATAACAATAACGCTGTAGACATAGGTTCATGGCCGGGGGATACTCTTTTAGTTTCAGTTAATGAAACAATAAACGAGACACCTATACAAGCAACATTATATCCCGGATTATACGTTGGGGATCCAACTCTTCCGACATACAATCCTTTAGGCTTTGAGACTTGGAAAATTGTTGTTAAACAACAAGAGCAAGACTATTACAACGTTTATTTGCCTGGAATATTAGCTTCATATCCAGAAGATTCTACAAAAGAGCTAGGACTTACGTCTCACATGGTGTTGTTTAGTGACAATATAAATAAGGTACCTAGGGATTTAGCCGATGTTGGGCCTGAACAGAAACAGTTTAGAAGTTCCGTGCAATTATTTGGTAGAGTACAGAATACAACAAAAGCTCTAGTTATACCAGCGACTTCGCCGCCCCCTGTATCAAACTTTGGGGTTGTTAATCAACAATATTACCCAGGAAGAACCTCAGACACTGTTTCTATAATACAGGGTGAATTTGATCTATTTAATATAGACCTCAGCTCAGCTCTTCCGCTAGAATTTAATAGAGCTTTTTACGAAGCGGAATCAAACCCGCTTATAGCTAGGATAAACACATCAAAAAAAATAGGTCAAGTAGAACCAGGCTCATCGCCACTTTATTCAATACAAAACCTAGCGGTATATGAGACAGAGCCTGTAGAGTCAAAACTAGACATATATTGGGAAACAAGCACCAGTGGTACTATAAAAGACTTAAACGAGCAAGTTATAGCTACTGGTAATCAAACCATATTTGATATAGAGGGGTTTGGTTGGGGTCTTTCAGAATATTGGGGTGTGCAAACAGCTGCCTCGATTCCTTGGGACCCAGCAGTTTTAGGTTCCCCTGAACCAGGTACTTTACCAATAATACCGATAGCAGATAACGGATATTTAGGTAGATTTAGATCTGTTATTGGTGACGAGGAAGAAACTAATTCTCAGTTTTATTTTATAGATGGGCTAAATGTACCTATAGACAATGTTGAAATAGTTGAGTTTAAAATAATTAACAATGCTGCCATTGACGTTACTAGTGATTTTGATTTATTACAAATATATGGAACAGCCTCTTCTCCCATAGCAGGACCGGGCACATACACTAATTACCAGGGCTTAACGGGTCCTAATCAAGCGACTCCAACTCCAGCTTATACTCATGATTCGTTTATAATAGTTAACAAGTTGCATAGAGTGTTTTTAGTTTCCAATGACCCCGCACAAAATTTTACTATTACAATAACAGCTAAAGATGTAGCAGGAGGGGCAGGGGCTCCGCCTTTTACTAAAACTTTTACACCGGACCTAAACAGCACGGTGCTTACAGATTTAGCAACCATACATGTTGGTGCAAAACAATTACCTGCAACTTCAGATCAAGATCAGTGGGGGCAAATTGCTCAGCCTATACTTAATTTCTTAGATCCCGCACCAAACCCGCCATCCCCTGGAATATTTTTTGAGTACGGCGAAACGACTGGAAATTTAGTTCAGTTTTTTGGAATGAATGGAGCTAATAGCAATAATAACGGAGGTATAAGTGCCCCGTTTCCTAACCAAGAAACACTTCAATGGTCAATAATAGCACAACAACAACCATTTTTAGCGCCTCCCACTGAAGAAGATCCAGTAGATAACATGCCTGGAGGTATAAATATATTTCAAATAGATGCAGTCACGGGTATATTAAGCGAAATAGCCCCGGGAACAGGAATAGGATTATATTTTTTAACAATAGGTCTTGATTCTGGAGATAGCAGTGTTGTAGCTAATTTTAATCTTAAACTAACAATTGGAAGGCCTACAGCCACTGGATCTTGGAATGAAAATATTCGTGGGGCAAATGCAATACAACTTGAATACGACAATTCGTATATTATTAATCTACATCAGACGCTAGGAAACGGACTGACGCATGACAACTTCCCTCCAGATGCCGATTGGGCATACGCTCAATTACCAATAGATGGTAGGACAAACTATACAGGAGTTTCGCAATCGATTTTTAATGAGTCGTATCCTGAGCCAGGGCGCTTGCAAGATTTATTAGATACTACGCCTATAAGTAGTCCCAGCAATCCAACTAGTGCCGGGAACGGCCCTGCCGATGGAGTGGTAATTGTTCCTGGACTTGCAGGTAACTTTAGCAACAACGGTGTTTTAGGAGGAATAGGGCAACCCCTGTATTGGAAAGGTAGAAGAATGTTCAATAATATACCGCAAACGGATCCTAACGACCCTGAGGCTGGCAAGCAAACACTAAATCTTCAGCAGGCTGCAGGTAATAATTTTGACGGACCATTAACTCAAGGTACGGGTTATATAAACATAGAAATGATATTGAAGGGGATTACCCAAGAACAAATAGAGAATACCCCCCTACCCACCGGCGTTTTTCTTCAGGCATATCAAAAATCCGAAGTTTCTTGGGCAGTAGAATATAGAGAGGTTATTAATGATGTTGTACAAGCGTGGAAAGCAGCTACGGATATAGAAGGTAATGTACTTTCTTGGAACGTTCTACTTAATACGACTCCACCCGCCGCTGATCCTCTTTCAAATCCTCAGCAA